AGTTACTGTTTTAGATCCGTTTAGTAGTAAACTCATTTTATTTGTTCCTTATTGTATTTAGTGTTTGTCTTAGACTGGTGCTGTTGGATGATACGGAAGAGGGAATGCCTTAGCATCATATACTCCTTGACCACTAACTAGTGTCAATGTACTTCCGGGTGTCATGTTTCTTATTGCATATCCAACTTCAATTCCAGTACCACCAGTAGTACCACTGAAATTATTAATTGTTACCATATATGGATAGGGCTCTGCATCTGTAATAGTATATGTACCAAAAACATCACCTTGTTGAATAATAATAGTATCAGCCGGTTGTCCTACGAAGTTTGTATATGCTATTATTTGAAATACAGTATTTGGTGTATCTGATATAAAAACTAAGGATAAAGTAATGTTAGTGTGATCTACGTCGGGAATAATTGGATCATCTGATACGTTCCAATATACTGCTTTATACCAACCTTCATCGCCTTCATTCCATTGTTGAACACGATTATTTGATGGTAACCATGAACCGGTCCCATCAGTACCTTGATACCACGGAAATATTTGATTTGAACTTACATCATATCCAGGTATTGTAATTGATCTATTTCTATCCCATGGATCCAAAGATGTAATATCGGGTATAACTCCAGGAACATTAAATCCTCCGGTATTGGAAGTAATAGGATTAAAGTACAGTGTCTTAATAGTACCAATTAAGCCAGGACTTAATAATGCTTTAGTAATTGCATTAGGTTGAATCAATCCAGTAGATATGCCACCTTTAACTATTGCACCAATGATCGATGGAGCAAGCATTGCTGCACCTAACCAAATCAAGGGTGTAGTACTTGATGGACTTGTTTGACTACTACCGCCACCACTAGTTGCAGTTGGAGTTGTTGCATTGCGAGCCTTGATCGACCAGTAGTAAGTACCTGCAGGTAAGTCATTAACTGAGATTGTAATCGTTTCACCATTGACGAATGCACGACCTGTGTTAGGTGTAACGGTACGATATAGTTTATGAGTTGTTGCTACATTGGTAGTACCATAATAGAAGTCAAGATAAAGCACAGTACCTGTTGCTGGAACTGTTGCACTTACTGTAAAATTACTCATTTGACCAGCAGTTGTGGGTACTGTTGTTGTAGTAACAATTGGTGCACCTGGTGTGCTGATCCATCCTGGATTAGGAATACCTGTGTTCGTTGCTGGAGTATAATCTATGATAGAGATGTTTTGATACACTTGATCGTTGTATTCAACAAGACTTAATCTTGCACCAAGACTACCATCTTCAGATTTTGTTTCAATAACCTGATCAACACGGAATAGTTTGTCTAAGTTGTTTACATTAGATGCTATTGAACCCCATCCATAGACTTCATGCGCTACACGAACTACATCACCTGCTTCAACTTGAATACCACTGTAATCCATTGTGAAGTTAATAATTAAGTCCTCACGTGACTGAATCAATCGACGTGTTGAAAGGTATGTTGCTTGAATGCTGTTGTTGATAAGAGGGAACTGCAATACGAGTCTGTTTGCTGGTTCGTTAGGACTTTTATCAATGTCGGGTAATATAACATAAGTGTAATCAGTTTGATCCTTGATCTTCTTGTTAGGGAACTGACCTTCGATACTATTATAACTGCTGTTCAAATCAACTGGATTAACGTCAACACCACCGATGATGTTGCTGCTGTCAATGACAAACAGATTGGCATAGGTTGTGTAGTCAAGATAACTACGGTTAATTACAACACTCCATTGTCCGTTCACTTCATCCCATTTCAACCAACTGTCGCAGGTGTCAACAAGTTGTTGCAAATTAGTCAAACATGCATTATTTGTATTGATAGGACCATTGATTTGGTAACGTAGTTGAGTAGCAGTGCCGCCGCCTACTGGTGTATAAGTGATTAATTGATTGCTGTAGGTATCTAGTGTAGCAAGTGCTGTTAAGTTGATACTTGATGTTGGTACACCGCATCCATAACGAACATTGGACAAATAGTCTTTGATAACACTACCTGGTGCATTCAATGAATTCTGTACTTGAACTTTAAATTGTTCTAAACCAGTTGTACCTGCATCTTGATTGTAAATGATCTTGACGATAGCAAATGCAGTATTGCTCATTAAATGATTACTTGTCCAACGATATGGTTCATCGATAGATATATCACTTAATACCTGAATAGCAGTTTGTGTTGTGTTGACTGGTGTACTACTACCATTGCTATAGTAATAAATGTACATGTTACCATTGATGTTAGAATTTTCAGTGTTCGAACTATCAATCCATTTAACAACTTTGGTACCATCAGTTGTGTCAAATATCAATTCCTTGTCACCCCACCATTGACGACCAAACGTGATTGTACCTGTGTCAGTTGCTTCGCTTAATGCCATGACATACCACATTGTCTTTTGGTCGGTGCTGATCAATGCGTCAGTGATTGCTGGACTTACGAACGCTGTTCCATAAACGACCGGTAGTTTATTGTCGGTTGCCGGTGGAAATTGTACTCTATTACCTAGATTATTTGCTGCACTTGTGTCATTACCTGATGTGTTTTGACGATTACCGATCAAACTTGACACAACATAACTTGCAAGTACACGCACACCAAAGTTAATGGCTGCTATACCTACTACTGATGAAACTCCGACGGTTGCTGCTATATATGCTGCAGCGGCTGTAAATACCGGCATGTTAAACTCCTTCTTTCATAGACCACGTTTCTTCGCATTTAGCAAAGCCGAATTTACCGTAATCTAAGTCAGGACTGTTTACCATCTTTGAGATTGTCCAAGTTCTTATTCTTCCTGAATCTGATAGTGACTTCGCGGCGTCGTTGTACTTTGACAATAAGCGATATCCCGCACTCGTTCCTCTGAACTCTGGCTTCACCCAATAGGCTAATTCCTTCATTATACATAACTTAGTGTCCCATATTGATTGTTCGATCATTGCTATTAGCATGCCAGTTGGAACATCATCACGATAGGATAATAGTGCAATGCCCTTACCAGCAAACAGATGCGCTAGTAATTTCTTAATGTATTCTTCATCATCGCATTCACTGAACAATGATACCGGAGTAGCATCACGGTATTCTTTCAGCATGTCGATGATAATTGGGGTATGGAATTTATTTGCTTCAATTATTTTCATTTGTTAACCTTGAGTTACTGTGGCAGTCAATGTTGTGCTGCTATCAGTTCCACTAGTATTTACTGTTTTTCCAAAATCGAAATATGTATTGTCGAGGGCTTGCACTTTGTCCATGCTTATATCAGATGGGTTATATTGTTTCCAACTACTAGTATTAGTCTTGCGACCACTGATACGATTTTCAAGCACGGTCTTGTATGCTGAACAGTTAACTGAGATAACAAAATTGTCAGTGTTTTCACTCAAATCTTCGTGGATACTATAACTTGTGATAACGCCCTTGTATCTACGAACAGTATTCACTAGTGCGTAATTGTCATCATAGAAGCCGCGCCAAATCTCAATTGTACTGCCTTTAATCTGTGTTCCAAGTACAAGATACATGTTGTCACTGGTCAATCCACTTAATGTGATTGTAGTGTCACTACTTGTTACACGCAAATCTCGTTGCTGTGTACCAACCATCAGTAATCCACCTAAGGCAAGATAACTTACACCATCGATGACTTCAATCTTATAACTAGAACTGAATGTATGAACAGTACTAGATGAATCACTATTGACAATTGTTAGTTTAATAAATTCAGCATTGTTCACATAAGGTGTATTGTTTACTTGTGGGATACTAATCATGATAAATCTCCCAGGTATTCATACAGTTGAAACGAATCACTCCATTCAATGTATGCATTGTTCATAATTACCCCATTAGTTTTGTATCCACCACCAACAAATAACTTGTATGTAGGCATGTTAGGACAGAACACTGTAAATTGACAATTTGCACCTACTGTGATACCAAGATTAACAACTGAACTAGGAATGATATTAGGACGATGTGTTGTTACAGTGACAGTAGAACCTGCACCACGCAATACATCAGTTGTGCTGGTGAATGGGTGAGTAATCGATCCGATCTGAATCAAATCATTTGCTGCAAACAATGTTCTAGCACTATTGATTGCCGGTAGATTTGTAAGAACTAATTGGTTACCTACGAAACTTTGCACTTTAATTGAACTAAGTTGATTAGTTGTTGCACCACCTTGATAGCGAAAGATCCAATTCATGTTACTATTGTCACCGAAACTAATAACTTCTGGATAAATTCTATCTAGTCTATCGATTTCTTCAATAATACTGCGAGCATCATTGTAACGCAGACTGTTAGGTAATGCTACATTAAAACGCCATGGATTGAACGTCGGAGTAAGACTTGTTCTACTCAATTCATTTCGTGTGTACTGAATACCCACAAGTTTACGACGGTTCATTTCTAAACTGTTGCTTCTGTTAATAATTGCTTGTATGCTCATTAGTTCTTACCTTAATTTGTATGGCAATTCTTTTTCTGCCATCTTGATGCTACCAAGTAATGTCTTACGATTCTCAGCAAATAGTTGTGCAACTGATTTAGCGTCTACTGCATTGACTGTATAATAATTATTAGTAACTTGTTGACCACCACCTGCACCATTAGGGATAACTGTGCTTGCTGTTCTTGGAACGATTATTTCAGGACCGTTCTCACCTACAACACTTGCTTTACCAATTGGGGGATTACCGCCATCAGCAAAGCCTAACATGCTACCAATGCTAGACAAGAAGCCACCACCACCTGATCCACCCATCATCTTCATAAGATTCATTGCGCTTGCTTTAAGTTCGATTTTAATCATATCTTTGATAAGACTAGAAGCAAAGTCACCGAAACTGAACTTACCATTGTCAACGAAATTGTCAATTGCACTATTCATGCTACTGGTTACAGTGTTAAACAAATCACCGGCACGCTTTGCTGCGTTAGTTGCATCATCAGCATAACTATCAAATGCTTTTTTCCAACCTGCTTCGAATGTGCGACTTGTATCTAATTGTTTAGTTTGTTCAGTTGCAATTAATTTATACTTCTGGGCAATATCTTCTAGACCTTTTGCAAGTTCAGCGGCTTGGTCAGTTGTAAGATCCATGCCTTCGAAGCCAGCAGCAAATGCACGGCCTGCTTCTAATGCTGCTTTACGAGCATCTTCTTGAATCTGAGCCATTTGTTGTTGCATTGGACTCTTACCTGCTTGACCACCTGCAAACTGTACATCTTTCATCTTGTCATTAGCAGATTGCATTAAATCACCTAATGATTGCTGACGAGCAATTTGGTCTTCAATTGCTTTGACCATGTTCTGTTGATCTTGCAAACGAGCAGCCTCGATCATTCTAGCACTTTGCAATAATTTTACTTGGTCACTAATGCCCTGCTTATGACGACCATATAGTTCATATGATTCTTTTGCTTCTTGTTTAATGATAGCAATTCTAGCACCCAACAACTTATTCTGTTCTTCATCCTTAGTGGTTGATTGCTCTTGCTGAAGTTTCTTGATTGATCTTGCATAATCATCTTGTAAATCAAGACGCTGCATTTCAATGTCATATATTTGACTTTGTAGTTCTTTTTGATCTTCAGTAAGACCAACTAGGCTTTTCTCAAAACTTACTCTAAAGCCGATATTGCTTAGACTTTGACCTTGAATCTGTAACGATTGTTTTGATTCTAAATTAGCCTTGGCAACTTCACCTTTGAACTTTGCCATGGCTTCTTGACCACGCTTGATTTCAGCGTTTCTGTTGTCAAGGTCTTCTTGCATTCTTTTTGCGTCGTCAGCAGAATAACTACGACCTTTAGGACCTTCTTCTTTTCCAAGACCAAGATACTTCTTGGCAGCATCATATAGTTCACCAAACTTCTTAATAGCAGCATCAAGTACATCAAATCCAGTGATTGCTCTGATTAAGAAGTTAACTGCTTCAACTACTGCCATAACAATGCCAACGACTCCCAAGAATCGTAATCCCACACGCAATGCTGCTGCAAGTGCGGCTGCTAATGATACTGAAGCAGTGCCTGCACCAAACAATGCACCAACCATCTTGGCTAAGTTGGTAAAGATTTGTTTAAAATTGCCCGCCATCAATAATCCTTGCATGCCTAGGAAAGCAAATGCTCCACCGGCTGCTCGTAATGCAGGAAGCAAGATATCCATTGTTCCTTTAACTGCTGCAAGACCTTTACCAAAGATCAGATAGGCGCCGGCTACATAACCAATGACTTTGATGACACTTGCGAATGCTTCAGTACTGATGTTTATAGAACCAACTAACTTGTTCAATGGTTCAATGACTTGAAGCAATGCAACAGTCAAATTCTTCATGTTAGTTTCAAGTGCTTGCTGTGCATCAGCACCTGCTTTGATAGCACTTGCATACTTTACTGAACTTGCACTGGCACTGCTGAAGTCGTCAGAAACATTTTTGAAGTTAATCATTTTTGCTTCTTTACCTAACAACTGAGTAGCAAGTCTGGCTCTAGTTGCAACATCAGTTATTCCAGACAAGCCTTTGATTGCTTGATCAAAAATCTCACTAGATGTTTTGGTTCTAAGATCATCTAGACCGATACCAACATCTTTGAATGCTTCACGACCAGAACCGGCTGAATTAGCAGCCTCATCAATTTGAGAGACTAATTTTGCTAGACCTTTTTGAGCACCTTCTACAGTACCACCGTTGGCTGCAACTGCTGCTGTAAAGCCCAGAATGTTTTGTATTGAAATCTCAGTAGCATCACTTAAGTCACTGATTGAATCAGCAAATCTGTTGGCGTTAGCAATCATTGCACCAAATGCAACTCCGGCTAATGCAGTCTTTAATGCACCAAACGCGGTACTAACACCATCAACTTGTTTGTTTAGTTTGGCTAATGTTGCTTGCGCGCCTGTTGCTTCAATAGCAACTGTGTAACTTAAATCTGCCATGTTATTTGCCCTTCAATATCTGTTTTAATCGTTTTTTAAGAAATGCTTCAGTTGGACTAGTCATACCATCGGGTGATTGTTGACTGTATCCTTCATTGAGTTTTTCTGCGTAAGCATAATTAGCCTGAATCTCATCACCGCGCAACTTAGTATTGCGGCGAGCGTTACCTGTACGAATAGGTGTGTTTTTCACAAACTCTTTGTATGCTTCTTGTGGGAGAGCATCTAACTTCTTTTGTATTGATGCAATACTAGATGTTATTT